ATGGTGCTACAATAGCCACATCTGATGTAACTGTCGGAACTGGCAAAACGCTTGACGTTAGTTTTAGTACAATAACAACTAGTGCTGCTCAAGATCTCACCACCATGAAGCGTGGTGTGACAGGTAATGATGCTAATCAAGACTTCGGAGCTTTTGAAGTCCGTGCTCAGACATTACAGTCTGACATTGAGGATGGTACTTCACCAATGACAATCACATCAACAACAATGGTTGCCAACTTGAATGTTGAGTCGTTGAGTGGAATGAAAGTTATTGATGAAGACGGTATGGATTCTGACAGTGCTACTCGTCTGCCAACACAACAGTCTGTAAAGGCTTATGTTGACAGTCAACTGGGTGCATCTGATCTAGACATATTGGTCGATGGAGCATCTGCGACTGGAATTGATCTAGCCACACAAACCATTGATTACAAGGGAACTAGTAATGAGATTGAGTTGGCATTGGACGCTACTGGCGATGCAAGGTCTCTCACATTTGGTTTACCAGATTCAGTGACTATTGGTTCAGATCTAACTGTAGGTGGAAACATCGAAGGTAGTTCAGACAACATGTTGATTCACTCCGGTGATGCAGCTGATTATTCATTCGGAGAGAGTGAGACCAAGATATTAACCTTACAAGGTGATAGTGGTATCAGAATGGTTAATAACGTCGAAGTAACTGGAGATATCACTCCAACTGGATCACGTTCCATAGGTTCTGACTCCGAGAGATGGGTATCTACTCACAGTCAATCAGTTGAGATGGATCATGCTAAGCATAGTTCATTCAATGTTGCTCTGACAGATACAAGCGCAACTAAGGTTGTATCGTTTGTTCACGCTAGTTACAAAAGCGCGAAGATATCGATCAATGTATCCAACGGAACTGATTATACAGCTCGTGAAGTTATCGTGGTATGTAAAGAAGATGGTTCAGGAGCCAAGGTTGTTGAGTATGGTGTTCTCGGAACACATGCCTCAGACGTCCAAGGCGTGTTGACAGTTGCTACAAATGGTGCAGATGTTGAACTCAAGGTAACCGGAACATCCGGTATGGCTTGCACAGGTTCAATAACATCAGTTGAATAACTGCTAACCACAGGTTTAAATCTAGAGAGGCTCTTCGGAGCCTCTCTTTTTGTGTCTTTATATATAAATAATAATACAATGAGCGGCGAAGAACAATCATCTGAGATAGTGTACAGTTCATATCTCAACTCGAAGATAAAGAATATCAGTGTACTCACTGAGAGAATAGCCATGTCTCTCGGGTACCCACAAATAAATGTAGAGGCTCATAACACACAAGTGTATGATAACATCGCGCAAGCATGTGAGCTGTTCACTAAATTTGCCGGTTACACTGAAGAGTATTTGATCTTTCACACATCACTATACGAGAAGAACAAAGGGTTGTACATGCCCAAGCTATTTGAATTCACCCCAGAAATGAACGAGACAGTTGTCAGCAGTCAACAATCAATTGATATAGATAAACACAAAGTGGTGACAGTCTTGCCAAATAATGGTAGTCAGTTGGTATACTCTTATCAGGTGAAGAGAGAGGTCAACCAACCAGTTGAGTTCACTATTCAGTTCACCAGTAGTTACTATCATCAGGTGGTGAAGATGCTGATATCAGCTGTGTACAATGACATTGATGACCAGCTAAGCGCCAGTCTATCTGAATATGGTAACACATATGCCACAGAGGAACCCAAGGCTGTATTTGCTGTAGTCACCAATGGAGATTATGTGGAGATAAGATGCACATGTGATGTATCAGGTGAGGTGACCATCACACACACCGGATCGACAACGACAAAAATTCCAACAGCATACAATCGAAGCATGGATGTACTGTTGAATGATCATCGTAAGGTTGTGGATTGTTTCTCATTTGAAGAAGGCACATCATCTGGAGTCAACACATTATTCACATTAGAACAGAGCATGGCTCAGCAGACATACTTCAGTTACGCCATGGGTAAATATGGATTTGATTTGGTCAGCTGGTACACGATGAAGGAATGGATGGAGACTAGAAAGAAGTTGTTGCAGCAGAAGTATTATTGGAGATTCAACGAGCGAGAACAACGTATGTTTCTAACACCGCAACCAAATGCATTTTATAAATCACAATTTTGGGGATGTATAGGAGCTTATGTAGAGAAGCCATTGAAGGATGTACTTCAAGAGCCCTGGGTGTATCAATATGCCTTAGCATTGACCAAGATCACAATCGCTCGCATCCGTGGTAAGTACCAAGGCACGAACTTATTCGGAGGTGGTTCACCCAACTACAATGATATTCTATCAGAAGGTAACACAGAGAAGGCTTCTCTAGAGAATAAATTATTCGAGGGTTCATCACCTGGTTTTGGTGACGCTGCACCTCCTATGTTCTTCGTAGGTTGATGTATACATACAATTGCTCGCTTATCAGAGTCCTAGATGGAGATACAGTTGATGCCATGATAGATCTAGGATTTGATATACACATTAAAAAACGCATCAGATTGATTGGTATAGATGCTCCCGAGACACGAACTAAGGATTTAGAGGAAAAAGCACGAGGTGTCACTGCCAAGTGTCGATTGATGGAGTTGCTGGACAGCGTCGATGGTGTCTTCAAGCTCAACTCTCATGGTGTTGGTAAGTTTGGTAGATGCTTGGGTGAGATCTACACATCAGAGAAAACCATATCCTTAAACATACAACTAGTCCAAGAGAACTTGGTAGATGTATATGATCAATGAGGAAGAAGTCTAGAGAACCTTACAAACAAGGAGTATACAAGCCACCAGCTGGTAAGTATAAAGGAGCTAAATATCCAATTTATCGATCATCATGGGAGCTACATTTCTTCCGATGGTGCGACAACAACACTAATGTGCTTGAATGGACCAGTGAATCAGTGGTGATACCATACACCAGCCCACTTGATGGTAGAACACATAGATACATTGTGGATAATACTGTTAAGATCATGGAGGGTGGTCGATTGACTAAGTATCTCATCGAGATCAAACCCAAGAAGCAAACATTAAAACCGAAGTCTCACGGCAACAAGAAACAGAGCACCATACTCTACGAGAATATGAATTATGTTCGCAACCAAGCGAAATGGGCCGCAGCAGAATCCTGGTGTAAGAAGAGAGGTTATAGATTTCAGATAATAACTGAAGACCATTTATTCCCCAAATAGCACCACAATAATCATCAGTATATACCCCACTATCTCCCTCAAACCAGTGTTTTATTGGATTTGAATAATAAATAACTATAATGGCGTATAACTTACTGATAGAAGATTTCGATAAATCAAGCTTCAATTATATAATTGAGGAAGGATCGAAAGATAAACCTAGTCGTGTTTATATAGAGGGTCCGTATATGGTCGCTGGAAAGATAAACAAGAACAAGCGATATTATGTGATAGATGAGATGATACAAGAAGTCACAAGATACACCAAAGAGATGATATCTGAGCAGCGAGCAATGGGAGAATTAAACCACCCTACTCATCCTGACGTAGACCTCGAGAGAGCTTGTCATATAGTCACAGAGCTCAAGCAGAATGGAGATGAATTCATGGGAAAGTCAAAAATATTATCCACACCATGTGGTAAGATTGTAGAGTCTTTGATCCGAGACGGAGTCAAGGTGGGTATGTCCACACGATCATTGGGAAAGCTCATAGAAGAATCTGGTGGTGTCAATCGTGTACAAGACATGAAACTTGTGGCTGTGGATTGCGTGGCTGATCCATCTTACTCAGGTGCATTTGTGAATGGTATATTGGAGAGCCGTCAGTGGATATGTGATAATTCTGGAGGTTTTTGCGAGGCTTACGACAAACTGGACAATCGTTTAGACAACCTACCTCGAAAAGATATCAATGAGCATATAGTCGAATCAGTCAGACAATTCCTCAAAGCACTTTAATATGAATAAGATAACAAAACATAAAATCTCGCACTTTATAAACAGTGTAGGAAATGGGGATTTCGCGAAGGCGGACAAACATTTATCATCAATTATAGAAAATAAGCTAGCGGAGAGAATAAATAATTTGAAGAAAATTAAACTTTTTAAACAATCATGAGTGAAACTAAACTATCAACTATATTAAAGGAAGCGACTGGAGATATTCTCACAGACGACACATTAGCTCAAATAGAACGAGTGTTCATGGAATCTGTAGATTCTAAGACTGGTATACATGTGGAGAAGGCTCTGATCGAGCAAGATGAATCCCATGCCAAGAAACTTGAATCGTTACTTGAAGCTATAGACGACGATCATTCGAACAAACTGGAACGTGTTGTGGAGGCGATTGACAAGAACCATTCGCAGAAGCTAGTTCAATTGGTTCAACGATATGAAAAATCTCTTGGTCAAGAAGCTTCCGGCTTCAAGAACTCACTAGTCGAGAGTATCAGCACATACATCGAGGAGTACATTGATGAGAAGATTCCAGTGACCAGTATAAATGAAGCAGTTAAAAACAAGAAAGCAATTGCTGTACTAGACAATCTTAGAAGCACATTGGGTATTGATTTTGCATTATCCAAAAACACCATCAAACACGCGATCAACGAAGGAAAGCAAGAGATTGACAAGTCACATGGTGAGATCAAACAATTATCTGAACAAAACAAAAAGATATCATCTCATGTACAACAGTTGGAGAGCAAGATTCTTCTCACAGAGAAGTCACAAGAGCTACCACAAGACAAGAGAGAGTATATCTTCAAGGTGCTGAGTGACAAGCCAACACAATTTATAAATGAAAACTTCGATTACACATTGAGGTTGTTCGATCGCTCCGAACAAGAGCGCCTAGAAAAATTTAAAAAGGATGCAGTGTCCAAACGACCGACAGAAGTTGATCGTCCGATACTTGAGAAGGCTGTCCGGCCAACTGAGAAACCACCCGCTGAAGAAAATTCATTCACAAATGCTTACATGAGTGAGCTGGGCAAGTACTAACCCTTTATCAAATTTATTAAGATGAGATCAAATGATCTGAGTTGTCAAAAAGGAAAAAAATAATATGTCACAAATAAGAAATTCAAACAATTACATTGATGAATCCCGTGCTAAGTTGCTCACTGAGAAGTGGGCTCCTGTTCTTGACTATAGTTCTAGTAATGTTCAACCAATCGAAGATGATCACACTCGTTTGAACACCGCTATCCTCTTGGAAAATCAAGAGCAGTGGTGTGTCAATGAAGGTGATTATGGAACCGGTGGCAACACTTCTGGAGGCACCACCGGTGCTTTCGGAGTAAATGCTGCTAATGGTTCAACTGCCGGAGACGTTGGAAATACAGACTCTTACGCAGGAGGCGATGCTAGCTTGCCAAAGATTCTTATCCCGATGATCCGTCGTACATTCCCTGAGCTGATCACAAACGAAATTGTTGGTGTTCAGCCCATGAGTGGACCAGTTGGTCTTGCTTTCGCTTTGAGATACAAATACGAGGGTGATACTCTCGGAAATGGTATCGACAACGGAAAACCAAGAGTTGGTGTTGATAACCCCCTAGACGGTGATGCTAATCCATCTGATGGCAAGGAAGTTGGTTACAACTACCTTGACTCAAGGTTCACTGGTCGTCAAAGCGACGAGTTAACTGGTAAAGATGGTACTACAGATGTTTTCAAGATGAGCGACACTGATAAAGGTGTAGCTCAATTGCTTAACAACTATGAACTCACTGGCGATATTCCGCAGATGGTTGTCTCATTTGAGAAAACTGCTGTTGAAGCTGGTACTCGTAGGTTAGCTGCTCGTTGGAGCGTCGAACTAGAACAAGATCTTAAGAACATGAACGGTATTGACATTGACACTGAATTAACAAACGCTATGTCGTATGAAATTCAAGCCGAAATTGACCGCGAGATGATCATGAGAATGATTCAAACTGCGATCAATGGCGGAGCCAATGTCGGTTATTCAAGCTGGACACCTGTTAGCGCAGATGGCCGTTGGATGGCTGAAAGAAACCGTGACCTTTATGCTAGAATTATCGTAGAAGCAAATCGAATTGCTGTACGTAACCGCCGTGGAGCTGCTAATTTCTTAGTAGCAACACCTAAGGTTTGTGCAATACTCGAAATGTTACCCGAATTCCAATGGATGTCCGTTCAAGGCAATGTCAGCACTCAACCTGTTGGTATCGCTCGTGTCGGAAATCTTGGAGGTCGCTTCAACGTATACCGTGATACACGCACCGAGGCTCAAGGGCCAAACGTGAACAAATCAGGAGATATACTTGGAGTGGAAGCCGGGGATTTACGGACAACAGAAGTCAACTACGTACTTTTAGGATACAAGGGACCAGAGTTTTATGACACAGGAATTATATACTGTCCGTACATACCAGTGATGGTACAACGGACTATTGGACCTAACGATTTCGCCCCACGTGTTGGCTTGCTAACACGTTATGGTGTGGTCGACAACATCTTTGGAGCTCATTTATACTACCATCTTATCATTATCAATGATATCGATAGTGGTGGAGCAGGCTTCGCTAGATCGAGTACCAAAGTACAATATCTGTAATCAATAAAAATCTTGATAAGTTAATATCTTAACTAGTAAATTTTAAGAGGGTGGTGAAATGATATATCCACCCTCTTTTTGTGTTCGTACATAAGACCCTCGTGTGTCTTACTGTCTGGACGTCTTGATGAATGGTCTACAATCATCAAACATATGCTTGATACCTCTGGTGTTCATCAGCTCTTCATGACTGGCTCGGATTGGATTTATATCGATACCACCTCTTCTGACATACAAGCATGCCACCATCAACTTGTCTGTTTCCATGTTCATCTGATCATGAAGCGCTTGTATATAGTCTCACAAATCTCTTCATGGAAATGACATTCATCTCGAAATGATACTATATACTGAAGCAGGCTGACCTCATCTACAACCTGATCACTATGCATGTATATATACACATCACCCCAGTCTGGTTGAGATGTAACTCTACAATTACTCTTGAGTAACGAGCTATGATACAGAGACTTGGTCATCGCTTTACCTTTGCTCAATTTCAATATAGTCTCATCCTCATTATACACATCACACACAACATCATTCATATTGACATTACGCTCCAATGTGACATACTTGTCAAAGTATGAGGTGGCACTACATGTAGTGTCACTAGAATACACATTGACAGTCACAGGTGTATCCAGCAGACATGTCAGATCTCTAGCGCTCATGAATTCAATTGAACTCAACACATCTACAGGTGTTCTTCCCAGCTTGGTCATGTTGAATGTGTTGAAGTATAACTTCAAGCTCTTGCTCTCTACTATATGTGAATTCGTGCATGAGTACGTTATCTTGGCGAAACCTGTCACTGGAACACCATTGTCAGTCAATCCAGACACTTCATATGCGTTCCATACATCATGTCCAACAAACGGTAGATCATCATCACTCAAGTTCAAATGTAATCTATTGTTCGATCGTGGTTCCTTGACTAACAAGGAGCTGTCATATTCACTCTTATAGGCACTGGATTGCCCCAGGTGTATCGAGATGTTACTGTTGTCTAATTTTGTCTTCATAAATTCAATTGTGCTGTTATGATGTTGAATCTCTCATCTACATCACCCTTGAGATGCACCACATTCAATTGTGTCTCATCCAGCCAATTATCATATCTTAGAATTATGTCATCTCTGAACGACACATCTGTGCTTCTAACACCATCATGATGTATATCCACTTCATGTGGATCAGTGTACAGCACAACGTCTAGATTCGATGATATTGCATCATACATGGTACGTACTATACATAATGTGTTGTCTGTTATTCTCCCGTGGTCATGAAGGTATCCGCTATATATCCAGCCATCGACAATGCATCTATCCATCAATGTGTCTGTTTTGCTTTGACCATGCTTCATGTTGTTGAGGAAGTGCTGGAATGTTATCAATATCTGAGTGTCATCTGACCCTGTCTCGTTTATATCAACATCATACATCCGCTGGACCTGTCTCGTCACTTCATTAACAAACTCAAACTCACTGAATCGATCGTCATCAACACATCGGTTCAACAACGTGGTCTTACCAGAACTTTGAGCACCTGTGAAACTAACTAACATCTATATAATTATAGATTATATTCAATGAAGTTCAACTGTTTTTATCAGTTGGTTTTTCTTCAACATCATCAAACGCGTCACTCGTGTCTTGACCAGATGGGTACTTCCATTTGTCGTTCAAATCATCCAGATGTTCATCTGGATTGTTGTTACTCT